CCTGCGGTTACTGGCACATATTTCATTAAGGCGGTCGATAAATTTGGCAATCGTAGTGTCAACGCGGCGCAACAAGGTGCGCGGGTCGATGACATTGGGCAATATAATGTAGTTGAGACACTAGACCAGCACACCGCGTTTGCAGGCACAAAAACAAACTGCGCTGTAACAGATAACCAGCTAATACTGAACACAGACGCAAATTTCGATAGTGCGACCGGTTTATTTGATGATGCTACAGGCTTTTTTGATGGTGGCGGTACTGGCATCGATCAGCAACAGACCGGCACATATGAGTTTGATAGCGTCATTGATCTAAGTGCGGTTTACAATAGCCGCGTCACAAGTCGTGTTGTAACGTCACGCATCGATTTTGAAGATTTATTTGATACTGCCACCGGCAATTTTGATGATCGTGCTGGCTTATTTGATGGCGACCCGCTGACACTTGGCGACACAAATGTTGAATTACAAGTGTCAACAACTGATGGCGATCCTGCCGGTTCACCAACTTGGTCATCATATCAGCGATTTGTTTCCGGCACATACAAAGCGCGTGCGTTTAGGTTTAGGGCAATATTAAGCACAAGCAACCCAGCATCGACACCAGCGGTGTCAGAACTGTCGGTCACGGTAGATATGCCTGATTTGGTCATTGCAGATAACGATATCGCATCTGGCGCGGGTTCTAAGGTGATAACATTTGTACCGGCGTTTAAAGTTTTGAAAGGTGTCGGTATTGCGGCAGGCAACTTACAAAGTGGCGATTATTATGCTATAACTAGCAAATCGGCCACCGGTTTTACGATCACTTTCTATGACAGCACCGACACGGCTGTTGATCGCACTTTCGACTATGTGGCAAGGGGTTATTAAATGGCACAGCACGATTTTAATATAGCAAACCAAGGTTTTCCGGCATTCCGGTCTGATCTGAATAACGCTTTGTCTGCGGCGGCATCATTGTCCAGCGGCACAAGCGCACCATCGACCACATTTGCATATCAACTTTGGTATGACACCACGAATGATATTTTGAAGATACGCAACGGTGATGACGATGCGTGGATAACACTGTTTACGTTTGATCAGACAAATGACGCCGCTGATTTGCGTATCGATGGCGTTGCTATAGCATCGACAAACACAAGTAGTGGTTTGACGCTAGATTTTGATCGGTATCAAAACTTTTTTGTAACGCTATCATCTGGCGCAAACACATTGGCGCAACCATCAACCGAAGCTGGCAACATTGGGCAAACTGGCTTTATCATATTCATTCAGCCTAGTAGCGGGGCCGCTGGCACAGTTTCATTGCATACAGATTATGAAACGGCTGGTGCGGCTGGCATTACAGTGTCAGAAACAAACAGCGCATATGACGTTGTGCCATACATCATCAAAGCAGACAACAGCATTTTGCTTGGTGCGCCACAACTGGCTTTTGCATAGGGGGTTTATATGTCGGGTGCATTTGGTTCAAGCCAATGGATGTATGCAAGTGGGGCGGAGGCTGGTTTTTACACTAAAACTATAAATCAGTCTTTGAGGTTTGAAGAATCAGACACGCCAAGTTTAAGCAGAACCCAGACAAGTGGTACAACAACTACTTGGACTTTTTCAGCTTGGGTCAAGCGCAGTCGTTTAGATAGCGTTTTGCAAAGTGGCGGTGTTGCCGGACAAGACCCTATCTTTTGTGTCGGTGATGCAAACACAGACGATATGTTGATTTATTTTCATCAACATTCTACGGCTGATAGGCTTGATATTATTATCAGAGATAGTAGTACGATTCGCGCACAATTAACAACAACACGCCTGTTTAGAGATGTCGCCGCATTTTATCATATTCAAGTAACTTGCGATTTTACAAATGCAACACAGGGCGACAGATTGCGTCTTTATGTAAATGGCGTTAGAGAAACCGCGTTTGATACGGAAACATACCCATCTGATGCTAGTCAGATTACTGTTGTAAATAACAGTTCTTATACAGCTAGAATTGGTCAGCTAAGAACAACCGCATCATATTTTGCTGGGTATATGGCGGAAGTGCATTTGGTTGATGGGAGTGCATTGGAGCCAACATCGTTTGGCGAATTTTCAAATGGTGCGTGGATACCTGTCAACTATTCTGGAGGACACGGCACTGCTGGCTGGTATTTGCCATTCGACGATGGTGCGGCACTTGGCGATGATGAAAGTGCAAACACTAACGATTTTTCTACTGTTGTTGGTTTAGCCGCAAGCGATGTCGTGCCGACCAGCCCGACTAATACTTTTGCTACCTTAAATGTCTTGCAAGCTGTTGGTAACGCAACATTTTCTGAAGGAAATTTGCGTTTAGCTGGGTCGGGGTCAGATTATGACAGGGCTTTCTCTACAATAGGATTAACATCTGGTAAATGGTATGCTGAGTTTAGATACATTTCTGGTGATAATCGTGGTTTTTTTGGTGTTATTAGAGAAGATAGCTACACGCGAGTTGCTGGTGATTATATAGGAGAACTAGCTAATCAGTATGGCTTAGATTTTATGGCAAGGTCTTACAGCAATAATGTTGAACTTTTTGACACAACAGACTTTAGCATAGGTGACATAGGGCTTTTATGTTTTGATATTGATAATGGTAAAATATATTTTGGTCGCAGAGATATAAGCGGGGCAACGACAATTTGGTACGATAGTGCTGGCGCAAATAATGGCGACCCATCTGCCGGAACCAACCCCACATATACAGGAACATTTACAGGACACACTTGGTTTATTGGGTGCAGTGATTTTAACACAACTACTGTCCACGCCAATTTCGGTGCTGATGGCAGTTTTTCAGGTGGCATAACATCTGGTGGTCTAAGTGATGCTAACGGCAATGGCGATTTCAATTACATTGAGGACGGTTTCTTGGCAATGTGTTCAGCCAACCTACCAGAGCCAGCCATCGGCCCGAACAGTGGTGTTGGTGAACAAGCTGACAATTACTTTAATACGGTGCTTTACACTGGTACAGGTGCGGCGCAAAGTATTACTCTTGCAAATCTCGCCCCCGACCTATTGTGGATAAAAAGGCGTAATGCTGTAAATAGTCACGTTCTTTATGATAGTGTTCGTGGCGATTGGGAGTTGAGTTCAAACTCAACAGGTCGTGATGTTTCTAGTGCCGGACGTATCGGTAGTTTAGATGCTGATGGTTTCACACTTGAAAACACCACCGCTGGTACGCTTAATGCTTCTGGTGGGTCATATGTATCGTGGCTATGGAAAGCTGGCGGCACAGCGGTTAGCAACACATCAGGGAGTATAACGTCAAGCGTATCGGCTAATCCTGATGCTGGGTTTAGTATTGTTGGCTACACTGGCACAGGTGCTAACGCTACAGTTGGTCACGGTCTGTCTAGTGCGCCGGAGATGGTAATTGTTAAGAACAGGGATGATGGAACTAAACAATGGATTGTTTACCACAAAGGTGTGGCTTCTGATCCAGAAACAGATTATTTACTCCTAAACGACACTGATGCTAAAGCTGACAGTAATGCGTTCTGGAATGATACTGCACCAACAAGTTCTGTTTTTTCTATTGGAACTGGGAACGCTGTCAATGCAAGCGGTGACAACTTCATCGCCTACTGCTTCCACAGCGTTGAAGGCTACTCAAAAGTCGGCTCATATGTCGGCAACGCAAATGCAAATGGCACGTTTATCTACACAGGGTTCAGGCCAGCTTGGATTATGATGAAAGGTGCTAACACCACAGGAGATTGGTTTATCTTGGATGCAACAAGAAGCGCATTTAATGAAGCTGATGACAGACTAGACGCTGACAATAGCAATGCTGAAAGCACATCAAATTCAGATATAGATTTTTTAAGCAATGGAATAAAAATTCGCACTGCTTCTACAACAGGTATAAATCAACTTAATGATACGCATATTTATTTAGCTTTTGCCGAAGCCCCATTTAAATACGCCAATGCACGATAGGAGATAAGACGATGCCTTGGAAATATAACAATCGCATTATCCGAGTTGGTAGAGGTTGGATAGATGACAATTCGATCAGACACCCAAAAACGTGGTCACGTTGGTCGGATGCTGACAAAACTGCGGCAGGTCTGGTTTGGGAAGATGCACCGGCAAGTGAAGCACCGTTTGATAATCGGTTTTACTGGGGTCGTCAAGCTGATGGTACATTGATCGAACGCAGTTTAGACGATGTAACTGATGATGATGGCAATGTTACTGATGGGCTAAAAACCATCTGGAAACAGCGCACAAAAGAAACAGCGGCGTCATTGCTTGCACCTACTGACTGGCAAGTGATCAAAGCTACTGAAGTGGCTGATTACAGCGTACCGTCTGCAATCACACAATTTCGGAGTGATGTGCGTGCGGCCAGCAATACCATAGAAACAGCAATCGATGCGGCTAGTGATATGACCGCATTTATGGCATTATGGGATGTGCCGGAAGATGGCAACGCACCTATTAATGACTGGCCGGATGAAATCTAGTGGACAACGATACTCAAATTGATGTTGCAACTATCATCACCGGTCTGACTGCGCCAGTATGGGTCGAAGCGTTGGAACACTGGTTTGGGATGGCGGCGGCATTTGGTGCGATGGTGCTTGTTTTTTGGCGGCTATACCGTATGAGCAAGGTCAAATGATACAGATACCAATGATTGATTTGATCCAGACGTTTATGCTGATCTGGATCATTTATTTAGTGCGGGAGTAACTATGACATTGAGGTGGCCAAATGGATCCCGTCACATTATTAGGAATTGCCACCACCAGCTATACAGTGCTTCGAAAGGGTATTGCCGCCGGTAAAGAAATTGAAAGTATGGCTGGCGATCTTGGTCGCTGGATGGGTGCCATACAAAACATCAAAACACAACACGGGATAGCCAAATCGCGCCGCTTCGGATCAGTTGAGGAAGAAGCGTTGGAAAGTTTTGCTTGCCTTAAAAAAGCCGAACAGATGGAAAACGAATTGCGTAATTTTGTGATTGGGCATTACGGTATGAATGCGTGGCAACAAATCTTGCGATTGCAAGCTGACATTAGAAAAAGGCGCAGACAAGAAGAAATCGAACGGCAACAGTTTATAGATGATTTAATTATTTGGGGGTTGATTGCTGGCTGTATTGCACTGACACTAGGTGGCATCCTATGGGTAATTATGGCGATGTAATTGTCTGTCACTTTGGGCTTGATTGGTGAGCATATTGCCGCCGCTACCATATTGTCACTTGGGTGGCGGGTGTCGATGTGCCAGCAAAATTCAATAGATTTATTGGCGTTTGATAATGACACCTTTTTACGCATTCAATGCAAGGCTTCGAACCCGTATTTATCTGACAGGCGTCGAAACCCGTCTTGCCATTTTCAGCTTGGTTTGGGCGGCAAGAAACGCTGTGCAACGATTGAGGATTACGATATTGTCGCTTTGGTTCAGCCCCAGTCAAGACGCTGTATGTTTCTGCCCGTCACATCGGTGTTACAATACAAAACCAAACGGGTGTCACCGACACGGTTTACGGCTGAAAACGAAGCTGATAGCTGGCATAAGGCGGTTGATAGCATATTGGAAATGAGGCAGTTAAATGGATTGGTCAAAATATCCTAATTTCAGCGAACAAGAATTTGCGTGCAGTGAAACCGGCGAATGCAATATGTCGGCATCGTTTATGGCTAAATTGCAAGAATTGCGTGATGTGTATGGTCAGCCAATGACCGTCACCAGCGGCTATAGAAGCCCAAAGCACAGCATAGAAGCCAGCAAGCCTACCGGCAAACTATCGGTGCATACGCGGGGCTGTGCGGTCGATATAGCGTGCAACGGGCAACAGGCGCATCAACTATTGAAGCTGGCTTTTGCTATGGGTTTTACCGGCATTGGCGTAAAGCAAAAGGGCAGTGCGCGGTTTGTGCATTTAGACACGTTTGGCGGCGCACCGCGTCCGAATGTTTGGAGTTATTAAGATGTTAGGCGTATTAGGCAAGATTTTGGGATCTGATAGCGTTATCAAGCAGGGTATGAAACTGATTGATGATATGCACACATCGACTGAAGAAGAAATTGCCGCAAAAACCAAACAGCGTGTCGAAATTATGCAGGCATATGCCCCGTTCAAATTGGCACAACGATTTTTAGCGTTGATGTTTGGCTTTACGTTTCTGGCTAGTTACATCATTGTTTTGACAATGACGATTATTGGCAAGGGCGATCCAGATGCAGTCACTAAGGTTATGGAACAGTTTAGCATCAATTATGCAATGATGATTATATTGGGCTTTTATTTCGGTGCCGGTGCGCTGGAAAGTTTCCAAAATAAGAAAAAGGGCAGTTAATTCTGCCCTCTCTTAATACGTTCGATCAGCAACGCTTTTGGCGTGGTTGCTGTATTGCGCCGACCTAGCCGGTCAAGTGGCGGGGTTGCTTTTGGTATTTCCAAAGCGGCTTTGATTTCCTTTTTGGTCGGCACTTTTAAGATAAACGCCATACCCGCACCCCATCGTCACCTTTACGAATTGATGTTTTGATGCCGCGATAGCGCAACGCATCACGCAATCTGTTCGCATCCATTATATCATCGAATAGCACGCTATCACCAGCTTGCATCGTATCAGCAAAGGCAACCGCCTTGGATCGATGTGCGCCGCGTCTAGGTGGCAGAGGTATGTTTTTGTCGATTTTCATTGATAATACCTAATCTTTCATTGAAGCAGTTGACGTGCAAAACTTGTTTGCTACCGTCACAGACATAATCGTGGCCGTTTAGATCCACGTTTTTTTCACACCAGATGCAACGCTCTAGGCGCGGCATCCGGCGTGTTGGTTTTGATTTAGAACGGGATCGCATCATCGACAGCTTGTGACAATGTTACCGGCTGACCCTGCGGCTGGCTTTGCGCTGGCTGTGGGTCGCTGATGGCGGCTGACATATATTTAGTGCCTTTCGCGCTTTCGCGTATCCACAACGCTATGCGCTTTTCAACGCCATCCACATTGATTTTGCCGGTGTAATCCGGCTGGTTGTCGGCGGTCTTATCATTTTTGAAGATCGCGCCCCGATTTGTATCGTCATAATCACTCATTGCAATTCCTCTTTTCTTTTACGCATTTGATCAATTTCATCTGGCGTCAGATCACGCTGGCCAGACAAACGTGTGTAAAGTGCGTTGACATCACGCACGCTATTGCATTTCTGCAATTCTTCATCGATGTTGGGAAAGGCGGCACCGACAGCCGAAGTGGGTGCGACTGCCGGTGCCTTATGGCTAGGCCGCGAACGGGAGGAAAACGCGCCACTGCCACTGGCTAAATTACCAT